GTATACTGTATTAATGAGCGAAATAGAATTGTCAGAACATTTTGACAGAATGAACAGGGTAGTTGAAGAACTTCTAAAAGGAAGCACACCCACACAGATTGCCACCACTACAGGAATACAGCGCAAAGAAGTCCTTGAGCTAATCGATGACTGGAAAGACGTTGTCCATAATGATAGCAACATCAGAGATCGTGCCAGAGAGGCCATCTCGGGGGCGGATCAACACTATGCAATGCTTATCAAAGAGGCCTGGAAAACAGTAGAAGATGCAGACCAGTCTGGACAATTAGGAATTAAATCTGGTGCATTAAAGCTTATTGCAGATATTGAGACTAAAAGAATTGCAATGCTACAGTCTATTGGAGTATTAGAAAATAATGAAATTGCATCACAAATTGCAGAAACAGAGCGCAAGCAAGACATCCTTGTTAAGATATTAAAAGAAGCTACAGCAACATGCCCTAAGTGTAAGATGGAAGTTGCAAAACGATTATCCCAAATTACTGGAGTAATTGAATCAGTGCCAGTAGAAGAAGCCGATGTCGTTTGATTTTGCTGACCTTATCGACATGCTCGATGGAGAGGAGTTCGATGAAAAACCAGTCGATCTTAAAACGTTTGTTAGAAGTCCAGAATACCTTGGGCTTCCAGAACTTTCCGACTATCAGTACACGCTTATCGAAAAAAGCTCACAGATCTATAAAGAGTCAACGCTTATCAAGCTATTTGGAGAAGAAGAAGGAAGAATAAGATTTAAGCAAACCGCTAATGAAGTAGTTGCTCAATTAGGAAAAGGTTCTGGAAAAGATTACTGCTCAACTATTGCAGTATCGTATATAGTATATTTACTATTATGCCTTAAGGATCCAGCCACATATTATGGTAAGCCCCCAGGAGACAGCATTGATATTATTAACATTGCTATCAACTCTCAACAGGCAAGCAACGTTTTCTTTAAAGGTTTTAAAACACGAATCGACAAGTCACCTTGGTTTGCTGGAAAGTATAACGACAAGGCTTCAGAAGTTAAATTTGATAAAGCTATTACAGTACATTCAGGTCACTCAGAGCGTGAAGCTTGGGAAGGCTACAACGTAATTGTGGTCATCCTTGATGAAATTTCAGGCTTTGCTATTGATAACACAACAGGACATGAGCAGGCAAAAACAGGCGCAGCTATATATGATATGTACCGTGCATCTGTAGATTCCCGTTTCCCAGACTTCGGTAAGGTAATATTACTCTCATTTCCTAGATACAAGAACGACTATATACAGCAAAGGTACGATGCCGTAGTAGCACAAAAAGAAACTATTGTCCGTGATCATAAATTTAAAATGGATGAAGACCTGCCAGATGATACGCAAGGAAATGAATTTAGTGTTGAGTGGGAAGAAGACCACATCTTATCTTATAAAATTCCAAGAGTATATGCACTTAAGAGACCTACCTGGGAAGTAAACCCAGTAAGAAAAATTGATGACTTTAAGGTAGCATTTTTTACAAATCCTTTAGACGCATTGTCAAGATTTGCATGCATGCCCCCTGATGCTGTTGATGCATTTTTTAAATCAAGAGAAAAGGTTGAGAAGGCTTTTAATAAAGCACATCTTGCTGTAGATAATTTTGGTAGACTTGAAGAGTGGTTTATTCCAGATCCAGATAAAGAATACTTTATTCACGTGGACTTAGCGCAGAAGCATGACCATTGTGCGGTAGCAATGGGTCACGTAAACAAATGGGTAAATATTAAAGTTACCGACACATATTCACAGCCAGCCCCTATTGTTGAGATAGATGCAGTTAGGTTCTGGACACCAACAAAAGATAAGTCTGTAGATTTTACTGAAGTAAAAGATTACATACTTTCATTAAAGACACGAGGATTTAAAATTCGTGTATGTACCTTTGACAGATGGAACTCTCACGATATGATGCAACAACTAAAACAATACGGCATCAATACAGAGATTCTGTCTGTCGCTAAAAAGCATTACGACGATATGGCAATGATTGTGGCGGAAGAAAGACTGTCTGGGCCGCACATACAGTTACTAATAGACGAATTGCTTCAGCTTAAAATTATGAGAGATAGAGTTGACCACCCAAGAAAAGGGTCTAAGGATTTGGCGGACGCAGTCTGTGGAGCTATTTACAACGCTATAAGCAGAAGTAAATTTGATACAAACCAAGAAATAAATATACATACATACGAATCTATGAACTACGATAACGATTTTGGGACAGAAAATGATGGCGAAACAAGCTCATTCAATATGATAAGAGCACCAAGAATGCCAGGTAACTTGAGAGACGCAATGGACAGGATGCAAATAATATGAGTACGTATCAAGAAAAAGCTAAAGAGTGTAAGTGTTGTGGTAAGCATGTTCCTCTCCCTACTGTATTAAAAGAATACAATGGGGTAGTGTTGTGCCCGACCACATTTGCTAATGTTGTTGAATATAAAAGAATTTGGAATCTTGCTGGCTCTAGGCCAATGGGCAACATAAGAAAACATTTCTCAGAATACGTACAGCAAATAGTTGAAAGCTCAATTAATGATTAAGAATATATTTTATAGCCTATATGTATTCCTGTATAGAAAGAAAAAGAAAAAAAGAATTAAAGAAAAAGGGGATTACATTTACTAATGAATTTAAAAAATAGATTTCGTGATGCCCTGTTAGGAAAAGCTGATCTGTTTTATAACAGTAGTCAAAGAAATAATTTTCTGTACCCTAGCCTTCAAAATCTTTCTCAGTCACATACACACGGTCCTAATCTTTGGAGCCAAGCTAAAGAAGAGTACTACATAGATAAAGTACAAAATAAATGTCTTTACAAAGATCACCCAGATTATGATCTGTTCAGCAAAGAAAATTATTCTATAAATAGAAAGCTATATAGAGGAAGAAATTTTATTGAAGGTGCTCCTGCTGAAATTTTAGTTGCAGGGTGCTCGCAGACATGGGGAACTGGCTTGCCAGACTCTTTGATTTGGCCAAATATTTTAAAAGAAAGTTTAAATGTAAAAGATGTAGATAATTTAGGTCAGCCAGGAAAATCAATAAGAGGAATTGTAGAAATAGTTTTTTCTTATTTTAAAGAAGTTGGTCACCCAGAAAAATTATTTATTCTATTGCCACCACTGTGGAGATTTAGGTTGCCAAGAACTCCAGGTGTTATGGTTTCTCAAGAAACTCATAAAAATGATATTTTAATTGACGGCTCCGTTAACCCTGAATACCACGCTAAATTTTACAAACTGCCCCTGGTGCTGCATGAAGTAATTACAGAAGAAATTGCTTATGACCAATCTCTTATGTCTTTAAGGTTACTAGAGCAGTACTGCAAGCAGTCTAACATATTTTTAAGATATGGGTTCTGGGATCCAGACGAAAATTTATTCTTTAAAGAAATTGCTAATAAAAATAAATATTATGAAAGCTATACATCTATAGACTCTAGGTGGTTTAACGAAAAAACATTTAGTGGAGATCACCCCAATTGCCATAAAGATCTTGCAGACAATCCAAGTTACAGAATGTTTTGGGAAATAGCAAACGATTATGATCAACACAAAAACCCTCACATAGGGGCACACGCAAGCATTCATATCGCAGAAAAATTTTATGAGGAGACTTTAAATGGATAATCAAGGCGGCAAAAAATATATCGATTGGGATATAAAAGATGGCAAAAGAACAGCCGAAGCTATTTATTCAAACAAATTAGAAAATCAAATTTATGTAAATAGAGCTCCAACACTCAGCAAGTTGCTTAAGGAATGGAATAAAGATGATATTCATTACTATTTAAATAACTATGGATTCAGAGACAAAGATTTTTTTGAAGCCGCAGACTTATTGATAAACGGATGCTCTCAAACATGGGGGAACTCTTTGCCAAAACAATATAGGTTTTCGGACATTGTAGAAGATAACTTTTTGGGAACAGTCCATAATATTGCTTATGAGGGTAACTCAGTAGGCTCAGTTGTTCGCTCAACATTTGCTTACATAAAAGAATTTGGAAACCCAAAATACATTTATTGTATGCTACCACCATTTGAAAGGATTGAATTTATTCCAGACCCCAACACGCTTAATAAGTGGGACTGGGCAGAATATTATAAAAAGTTTAAAAAAACAGAAACGGAAGATATCGATTTTTCTCCATTACAGATTGCTACTGTTGATGTCTTTACCCCTATATACGCAAAAGCCCCATACGCAATAGAAGATGTCATGAACCCACAGTCAGCATATTTTATAAATATGCAAATGCTTTTAATGCTCGAACAATATTGTGACAATGCAGGTATTAAATTTATGTGGTCCTGCTGGAGCAACTCATATAGTGTAATGGATTTTGTTGCAGATTTACAAAAAAATAATAAAGATCATCAAAGCTATTTCCATATACCAATTTGGAATTGGCGCCTAGATAAAGAGAGAAAAGATATTTTAGATAGCTCAGGTTGTCACAAAGATTTAGAGTCGGAGGATAAAATCTTTTTTGATCATGCAAAAGATATTGGGAGAGTTGCAACCAGTACCCCTCACTGGGGTTCCCACAGGAACGCACACGTAGCAGAAAAAGTTTTATCTGAAATGAAAAATAGATGGGACGGGGTAGTAAAATGATTATTTTAGGAGTTAATGAAACCTCTCATGATGCCTCATTGTCTTTAATTAAAGATGGAGAGATACTCTTTGCGGGCCATTCAGAAAGATACAGTAAGCAAAAAAATGATTGGTATATTAATGATAGTTTAGTTAAGGACGCTTTGTCGTATGGGGTACCAGATCGTATAGCCTACTACGAAAAACCGCTTCTAAAGGCCTCCAGGCTATTTCTAAAGGGCGGTGCAGGAGACTGGAGACCAAGGTTTGATTTGCCAGGTGTGCCAAGAAAGTCTTTTAGCCACCACTACTCACATGCGTGTGCTGGATATTATACTAGCAAGTTTACAGATGCAGTTATTGTAGTTTTAGACTCTATGGGAGAATATAACACTTCTACAATTTGGACGGGCAAAGGCGAAAAAATTAAGTTAAAGTATAAACATAGTTACCCAGTGAGCTTTGGATTATTTTATTCAGCCTTTACTCAACTAATAGGATTAATGCCAAACCAAGAGGAATATATTATGATGGGTATGGCGGCATATGGGGACTGGACCAAATACTATAAAAAAGTTAACGATTATTTTCCTTCATATAATAATCAAAAATACAATTTTCATAACGGCATTACGGACTGGGGCTGGGTTTCAGAAGAAGATAAATTTGACATAGCAGCAGCAGCTCAAATAGTTTATGAGCAAAGACTTAACGATTTTATGCGTATGGCTAAATTAATTACTGGCAAGGACAACTTGGTGTTTATGGGAGGCTGTGCATTAAATTCATCAGCCAACACTCTGCTTTGGAAAATATTTAAAGACGTTTGGATTATGCCAAACCCAGGGGATGCTGGAAGTTCTTTAGGTGCCGCCGCAGCATTATATGGAAAGCATTTAGATTGGAAGACTCCATATTTAGGCTATGATATGGGAGGAACGTATCCTGTTAACGAGATACTTGCACAACTAAAAACAAATAAAATAGCAGCAGTTGCAGTTGGAAGAGCAGAGTACGGACCAAGAGCACTTGGTAATAGAAGTATTTTGGCTGACCCTAGAGACCCAGACATTAAAGATAAAGTAAATACAATTAAACAAAGAGAACAATTTAGACCTTTTGCTCCAGTAGTTCTAGAGGAATTTGCAAGAGAATGGTTTGATATGGATTTTACATCTCCTTACATGCAGTATACGGTTAAATGTAAGTACCCAGAAAAAATACCAGCAGTTGTTCACGAAGACGGAACCTCTAGAGTACAAACAATTAATAGAGATCAGCATCCAGATCTTCACATGCTTTTAAGAAAATGGTATTGGGACACAGGATGTCCAGTGCTTTTAAATACAAGTTTAAATATAAAGGGTCAGCCATTGTTAAATGATCAACAAGACGCTATTGACTGGCAGGCGCATTATGGATATAATATACTAACGGGCAACAATAGCTTAGTTGGTTAAAGCCCCGAACTCATAATTCGGTAATCGTAGGTTCAAGTCCTACTTGTTGCACAGAAGGGGGAAAAATGGAGCACGAAGATCTAGATTACTATATTGAAATAGGCGCAGTAGATATTAGCGGCGTAGACAAAGATGGAGAAATTTTATTTACTGTTACAGAAAAGGCAAAATATTTAGCACCTGATTTGTGGGAAGCTCATGTAAAATTTATAGACAAAGCACTGCTTGATCTTTTTAATAAGAATTTAATAAATGTAGAATATAATGAAAATTTAGAAGCCACCATTTCCTATACTCCCGAAGCGGAGTCCTTGTTAAAAGAAATTGGGTTAAGTCACAACGATGGGGATTAGCTCAGATGGTAGAGCGTCGAACTGTTAATTCGAATGTCGCAGGATCGATGCCTGCATCCCCAGCCATACCCTTGTAGCTCAGCGGAAGAGCAACAGACTTCTAATCTGTTGGCCGCAGGTTCGATTCCTGCCAGGGGTACCAGTAGACAATCTAAAAATATTTTGATATAATTATATATAGATCGCTCAATAGAGGGTCTATATTAAATTATTCGCTTGAAAGGGGAATAACATGGTAACACAATTCGCAATGGATCTATTTAATGATCCTTTTTTTATTGGCTTTAATAGGGACCTAGCCCGTCTAAATAGTGCACACAAAATCAACTCTCAATCATATCCTCCATATGATCTTCTTAAATTAGATGAAGACACATATAGGCTATCGCTTGCTATTGCAGGGTTTGCCAAGGAAGATGTTAGTGTTTCAGTAGAAGATGGAACGCTTATTATTAAGGGTGAAATTGTAGAGGTTACAGATGCAGAAATTGTTCACAAGGGTATTGCTGGTAGAAAGTTCGTCAGATCTTTTGCTCTAGGTGAATACATGGAAGTATCTGGTGCAGAGCTAAAGGACGGCATGCTACATATTAATGTTGATCGCATTGTTCCAGAAGAAAAAAAGCCTAAAGCAATTAAAATCAAGTAAGGTATAATAGAAATCTGCACCCCGTAACTGGGGAGTCGCAGATAGCGGGCCGTTACCCGCAGGATGGACCTGAGTATGTCCCCAAACTGCTCTTTATTATTAGTTAGGGAAAAATGGATCTGCATTGGATGTCAGTTAGAGATGATAGTGATTTAATTTCACTTAAACGGCTTTCCAATACCGTAAATGAAGCAGGATATAAATCCATTTTGCTTGTCTATCATTCTCTTTTGCCAGACTATATGATCAAGGTTGCACATATTATGGATCCAAAACATTCATTTAAATATATGTTTGCAATTAGAACATATGCGGTTAGCCCTGAGCTTTGCGCCATGATGATGCACTCTTTTCACGAGATAGATAAAAATAGGGTAATGCTAAACGTAGCAGCGGGAGACATGAAAGAAGATGAAGATAGTGTAAATAATATGGTATATATATCTAATCAAATGGAAACTAAGGATCAAAGAGTTTTGTACACAACAGAGTGGATAGAAAAATTTTTAAAGCATCCAATGCTAATAAAAAAGCCAGACATTGTTATTAGTGGAACTTCAGAGAAAACAATTGAAAACTCAGAAAAGTATGCTGACATGCACCTGGCAATGTTATCAACCTACAAAGAGGGTTTTACTGTAAATACAAAACGAAAAATGGCCTCAACCATAGTTATTATACGTGACACCAATGAAGAAGCAAAAGCGGTGGCCAATCAAGAAAAGAATTATATGATGCGTAACTCTATGGTATATGGTACAGAAGAGGCTGTCATAGAAAAACTAAAAAAACTTAGTCTTTTGGGGATAACCGACATACTTATTTCAGATAGCATATGGGATGATCAGCTTTACAGATTGCATAAAATGACAAAATCAGTTCAAGGGGTACTGTGATGCCAGTATACGAATATAAATGCTCATATGATGATGCACATGCAACAATGTCAGTACATAGATCAATTAAAGATGAGGATCCAGGATATACATGTGTTGAATGTGAGTCTGAAATGACTAGACACTTTACTCCGTTTGGCATCCAGTTTAAAGGTAATGGTTTCTATAAAACAGATAATCCTAAATAACATTAGTGGTATAATTATTAAGTAAGCAAAGATATTGCATTACTTAGGAGATACCTAGTTGACTAGAAAGTTACAGTATTTTTTAACCAGCCTTTTTATAATCGGCTGGCTTTTCCTTTTTAGTCCTAATTTTGCTAATGCTAATGAGCCACCAGCCCCCTCAGAGCAAGTTGTTGTAAGCCCAGCACAACAAGCGGTCAATACAGCAATCGCAACTGCAACGACAGAAGTTG